GGGCAAGGTAGAGCCATCTGAAGAATGGTTAAAACACCTCGCAGATAGGGAGGGCTCAAGGGGGGTGTCTTATTTTGATACCCTTGAAAACCTCACTGGAGGAATTGGACATCTCCTTACCAGCCAGGAGAGGGGAATGTACCCAGAGGGCTCTGAGATTCCAGAGGAAATACAACAGGACTGGTTTAGGTCGGATACAGCTGAAGCCTATAATAGAGCTGTGAATCAGGCTGGGGAGGCTGGGGTTGAAAATCAAAAGTTTATTGAGGGGCTTGCTTCTGTCAATTTTCAATTGGGAGCTGGATGGAGAAAAAAGTTTCCCAGCGCTTGGAAAGCCATATTAAATAAAGATTATGACGCAGCCGCTGAGCAGATACGGTATAAAGATCCAAGCAATAAGCGACAGGGAGAAAGCGAATGGATGTCGCAAACTCCAGAGCGTGCAAAAGATTTTATTAAAGCAATAAAAGGTCTAAAAAATCAAGAAACTAATTCTTTTGCTGACGGAGGAGATGTGAGAGGTCAAAGCACTGATACTGTGCCTGCAATGCTTACTCCAGGCGAATTTGTCATTAGAAAAGACGCTGCGGATCAGATTGGCCCAGAAAAATTACAGATGCTAAACAACATAGACAGACTTAGCGATACAGCGCTGTTAGAAAACGCCAAGTCCCCTATGGGATATCAAAAAGGTGGTCTTGTCGGTATGCTCGGAAATTTTATTAAGGGACAAAAAGAAAATTGGGCAAGGGCTAAAACGATGGGAGAGGAAACTGGCGTAAGAAATCCGTTTCTAAGAACCGAAGAAGAACAATTAGCACAGATGCAAGGTGCAGGTACCGTGCCAAAAGGAGGATGGTTAGAGAAAAAGCTTGCCAATCTTTCTAATACCTCTGAAGAGGCGATGGGTCAAATGATGGGAGAAGGAGAATACAATATACCACCAGCAGAAAACCCAGAAGTTTCTGGTCCGTCTCAGCAAAAGATGGTGGAACAGGAGAGTGAAATTCTCTCTAATGCTACAATAAACGGTCAATCTGCCACACAATCTCAAATTGATGCGGCTATGGAAAAGGCGAGACAAGGCCTCGCCGCAAAAAAAGAACCATATGTTTCGGCATTAACTGGCGGAATAGCCCCCACAGAGGAAGCATACGCTAAGACAACAAAAGATATTGGTGAACGAGAGGCTCTTTATTCGGTGATCCCAGGAATGAAAGAATCTGGATATAGGGGAACCGCCGAAGGGTTAGGTAAGACTACAGTAGAAGATTATTTATTTGCAACATTTGATGAGGGCCCGTCGGTTGGACGGGGATATAGGTCGATAGAAGATGCAGTCAACGCTCTTATGGGACCTGAGTCTGCAAGGTTAAAAGAGGAGGCTAGAGAGGCTGGAGATCCGTCTACAAAAGCTGAATTTTTCAGGTCAATAATTAGAGGCAAAGGACCTATTGATGCCCGTAAAGAGGCTTTTGACGAGTTGACAGGTGGGTACGGCGAGTGGGCTGTCCCTGGGATGGGGGCGCCAGAAAGGGAGGGGGTCTTATCGGTTGCCAAACAAAAAGAATTATGGGAAAAATCTAGTCCACTAGAACAGGCCAAACGACGAGAAACAGAAACCTTCGCTGTCCCAGCTAGGCATTATGCTGTAAGAGAATTATTAGACAAATTAAAAGGTGCTGGAGCGGCTCCAGGCTGGGGGGAATATATACAAAATACATATGGATATCAAAACGGAGGAGAGGTTATGAATTATCAAAATGGCGGACAGGTGGTCAAAGATGTTTTGTCCATATTCGGAGAAAAGTCTAAGAGTGGCGACGAAATAAAGTCTTTAATGGCGATGGCTGCAATACAACAAATGCAACGGGCACAACAGGTTCAACAGGCAATTGGTATGCAAGGTGGCGGATATGCAGACGGGTATCAGCAAGGCGGAGAGGTAGAGCCACCAATGTCTGGACCAGAGAGCGGACCGCAGGAAGCACCACTTCCAGGAGGAGACCAGACATACCATCAACCAGCAATGGAACAGCTAGATATGGATCAGTATGAATATGCATCTTATGTAGAGCATGGACCAGATATGTACAAATGGATGGCCCCAAAGTATAAGTCAAAACAACAATGGGCGCCTTATGATGCTATGGTAGACGCTGGGATAATTGACCCATATGAGGTTGAGAAAGACGAGATAAGTGTTGTTACAAACGATCAGCTTGAAGCCTTGAGCAATCAAGCTAGAGAATCAATGAGAGTATAATTATATGGAAATGGACCCAAGGGCCGAGTATAATCAGGACTTATATCGTCGCTGGCGTGATGCTAGAGCCGATTGGGACAGTGAAGCTCGTAAAGATGTTGATTTTTATCTTGGGAATCATTTTACTTCTAGCGAATCAGATGAATTAAAAAGCAGGAACCAGGCAGATGTCCCTATGGACAGAATCTCTCCTGCTGTTGAAAAACTAAAGGCTACACTGACATCTAGACCGCCTACCTTCACTATCACCCCGAGGGAAGACTCTGATGTTCAAATATCCAGTATTTGGAGGACTATACTTGGATTTGTATGGGATATTTCTACTGGAGACGCTCAAATGAAGCAGGCAATACACGACTACGCCATCTCTGGACTGGGATATCTTTATGTATATATTGATACCGAAGCAGATTTTGGGAGGGGCGATGTCAAGTTTACCAATGTTAATCCATTCAGGGTATATGTTCCGCCATCTTCGAGAGATCGTTGGTTTGCGGACGCCGAGAGCATCATATTGTCTACGATATTAACAGGCGAGCAAGTCGTCGCCCTTTATCCCGAACTTGGGGTAGATGAAGACCCAGAAACTGGTGAAGAGATAAAACCATTGATTGATAGCCTGTCGGCATATAGAGAAGAAGACTATCCGACGGCAAGAAACAAAAATTCAATGCAGGTATTTACTCCGTCTGAAACTCAATATTTAGATCAGTTTGAGTTTAGAAAGTACCAGGTTTTAGAAAGATATTATAAGACCAAGGTTCCCTTTTACAGGGTGCTTGACACTTCTACTGGTCAGGAGTATATTTTTAACGATGCTGATATCCAAAGGTATATGGAAGAAAGCTCTGATTTAATTGAAAACGGCGTTGTCCAAATTGTAGAGGTACCTCAAAACAGGGTTAAGGTATGTGCTACTATAGGGGAGGTTGTTTTATACGAGTCTGTGTTAAATACAGATGTTTATCCAATAATCCCATTGCCTAATGTATGGACGGAAAGCCCGTACCCAAAATCGGATGTATCTAGAGCGAGGCCCATGCAAAGGTTATTAAACAAAGTCTGGTCGCTTGCCATATCTCACGCACAGGCGTCCGCAGGGTTAAAACTGCTTGTACCTTTGGGAAGCGTAGAAGATTTAAACCAACTTGAAAAGGACTGGGCTAACCCAAATGCGGTTATTGAGGTTGATTCATCTCAAGGAGAACCACACTTTCCAGCCCCACAGCCATTAGCTGGAGAGTTCTATAAACTAATTCAGCAGTGTGAGTTTTACATAGACTTCATTTTTGGATTGCCAGAAATGATGCACGGGTTTGCTGAAAAAGCCCCAGAGACGGTGAGGGGAACAGAAAGAATGATGGCCCTAGGTCAGGAAAGACCAAAATCCAAGTTGAGAGACATTGAGTTCAGCATAAACAAACTTGGTAAAGTTTTATATAATTACGCAAAAGGGCATTACACATTTCAGAAAATGTTCAGAATTGCTCAGCCAAATAATAATTTAAAGGAAGCGACTGTCAATCTGTATGACGACAAAACAGAGCCAATATTAGATATTGCCAAAGATCGTTATAAGCTTGATCAGCACGATATAAGAATTGAACCTGGCTCTACATTACCAACGAGCAAGTGGGCAGAATTAGGTGTATACCTAGAAGCCTATCAGTTGGGTATTGTAGACAGAATAGAAGTGCTTAAGAAAAATCCAGAGATTTTCGACAAGGAAGGAATCTTATCTAGAATGGATGAAAAACAGCAATTAGTACAACAAGTACAGGGTCTTCAAGGCCAGGTGAAAGATTTGCAAGGGGACTTGCAAACTGCCCGAAGGGAATCTGTAAGTGACAGAAAGCGTGTAGAAGTTGAAAAACTGAAAACAAGGCTTTCCGAAATATCTTCAGATGCCAAAGCGGATAGAAGGGTTGAATCCAACAAAATGCAAAACAAGGTAAAGCTCGAAGCAGAGAGATTGAGGCGTGAAGCAGATCGCCTCGGTCAAGCTCTAAAAGCATAGAGATATCTTAGAAGGAGTTTAAGACAAATGTCAAACGAATCCGAGTTAATCAAAAATACTGTCGCCGAACAGGACACATCATTAGAACAGGAGTCCTATCAGGAATCAGCCGCTCAACAAGCGGGGGTTGCTGAAATGGTGCCTGAACAAGGACCAGACTGGGAAGGGGAAACAAAAAAGTTTCAATCAATGTACGATAGATCTCAATCAGAGGTTGATCGACTGAAAAAATTGGAGCCTATTGGAGACCTTCTTGAAAGTCGTCCAGATTTAGTTCAGGTATTGCAAGAAAAAATTGCAAATCCGAATGGTGGATCAGAGCAAACAGCTCAACTGGACGAGAACGACTTTAACCCTTGGGATGCGTATTACAAGCCAGATTCGCCGTCGTATAAGCACCGAGTTACGAAAGAGCAGGAGACCGTTGGGTCTGCTGTGAATCAAATTCGGAGTGAGTTCGCACAGCGTGAGGCCAATACGCAACAACGACAATTCCTAAACGCTACCGTTAATGAGCTACGATCTAAACACAATATGAATGACAATCAAGTCTCTCAGTTTTTAGAATGGTCGGCGCAGCCAAAAGAGGCGGTGGGGTTAGGAAACCTCGTAAAATTATGGAAGGATGTCCATGGAGCTCCAGCTCGTGGGCAAACATCAATTGATGCTGTGAAGGCAGTGCAACAGGTACCGCAGTCAGCGGGAGTGTTGCAAGGTCAGCCAGCTCAAGTCGTCACTGATGACGATAAAGTGTTTGACCGTGTTCTGTCAGCCTCTAGACAAGGCAGACTCCCATAATATAAGAGGTTATTTTCCAAATTAAGGAGACATAATGGCTTACAAAATAGGTACAATGCTTTCGAGCAATGTAACTGAAGCAGCAGCCTCCGCTGGTGTGGGACAAGCACCTGATCAAAGACGATTATACGATTTCTCTGATCGGGTTGCAGAACTATCACCTGAAGAATCACCATTTTTTGTATACCTTTCTAAGGTATCAAAAGCAGCTACGGACGATCCAATTTTCCGCTTTCTAGAAAACCGATCAAAGGTTGACTGGTCAAGCAGAAACTTTAGTCTTGGTGCTGCTGTGAATGGCGGTTCTGCGGTTAGTGCTGGAACAGCTTACGCTTTTGTTGTTGATGACGGTTCATCAGCTAGTATTGACTGGCTGATAAAAGGTATGGTCTTTTCAGTAAATACTGTAGATTCAGCCGCAGGTTGGGCACAGACACTCGTAAGAGTTGACAGTGCCGTTACCGACGCTGGGGCAACATCTACATTTACTGGGAGAATCATAGATGTATCAAACTCAAATGTAAGCGGGTACAATGTTCTTGCTGACGATGATCCCTGCCAAGTAGTTGGTACGGCATTCGCAGAAGGAACAGGATCACCAGACGCCTGGGCTAATGAAATTGAAGACGATTTTGGGTACACCCAAATCTTCAAGACTAGTGCTGAAATGTCGAATACATCTATCGCAACCCGCTATCGTGGATACGCTAGCGAATGGGATAGAATTTGGGCTCTTAAGCTTCGTGAACATAAAGTAGATATTGAGCGTGCAATGCTGTTTGGTCAGCGTGCACGAGTATCTAGCATCCAGTATACTGAAGGTATTGTGGGACACATTGTAAAAAATGCGAACCCAGTCGCTGATGATTCAGCACTTTCGTATTCATCTGGTGCACCCTACTATCGTTCATCGACTGCCGCAGAACTCACATACGACAGATTCTTAGGCGATCTTGAAGTAATCTTCGATCCAGCTCGTGGCGGTTCCGCCGAGAAATTGGTTCTCGCAAGTCTTCCTGTTGTTACTCAACTGAATAAAGTTGGTAATACAGGATTTCTTGATGTGTCTACAGCTAGCACCCAAGTCCAACTTAATGCTCCTCTGGAGCAGAGAGAAGGAGCATTTGGTCATAAAGTAATGAACCTTGAAACTATTCACGGCGACCTTCACATTGTGAAGGAACCGCTATTCCGTGGCATTGCCAGTGGAATGATGTGCATAGTTGATATGGGTAAAGTTGCTTACCGACCTCTTGTTGGTAATGGTGTAAACCGTGACACACAAATCGAAACCAATGTTCAAGCCGCAGACGAAGACCTTCGGAAAGATATGATTCTAACCGAAGCTGGTCTGGAAGTTACTCTTCCTGAAGCTCACGCACTCTATAACTTAGAAGGCGTATAGGAGTAGGTAATGAGATCTGCATATATTGAACAGAACAGTGGAGCTGGTGGGTATTTAGCACCATATCAGAGGATAACAGCAGCCGTGACTTTAACAGCAGTAGAAGATAGTGGAAAAGGCTTCTTGCTCGATTCCGCTGGTGGAGCGTATTCAATTACGCTACCAACAGCTACGGGAGCAGCAGAAGGCACAAACTACAAATTCTGGGTTGAAGAAAACACACCGACAGGGGCAATCACAATTGCCGCTGGAAGCGCTATTATTTTCGGCAAGGTCAACGAAACTGAAGTTGACACAGGCGATGACGGTCCAGGTTCTAGTGCCGCTACGGGGGTATCAAATGTTATTTTTGGTACATCCGCAGTGAAAGGCGACTTTTTAGAGTTTACTTTCAGCCATGGAGCATATTGGATGTTTGGTTCATCAGCTGCCGATGGTGCAGTTACTACATCATAATCCGTAAGGATTACACCTTTTGGGTAGGTGGGGGATGGTCGTATAAAGGGCTGTCCCCAAAAGCCCTAAGATTTTTAAAAAGTTAAAACGGAGATAAAATGGCAGCATATAACACGCTAACTAAAATTATAGTGGGCACGGTCCCCTCTGGAACGCAGGACAGCGGTACCACAGGGACATTAGCAGAACTGATTAATACCTTTTGGCAAACTCTAGATAGCACCAGCGGTGCAGTCCAGAGTATGACCTCTGTTCAGGTGGCCCCTTACACAGTTGCAGTAATTATAGTTTACTTAGGTTAATAGGAGGCTGGTATGCCTAAAGTTGGCAAGAAAAAGTTCCCCTATACAGAAAAGGGGAAAAAGGCAACAAA